ATCGTACACATAGTCCTTTGCCGGGTCGTACTCTCCAACCTGATCAGGGTCAACCGCGTCCTTTTTATCGACCTTAGCGTTTAACAGCTCCTGAAGGCCGTCAATCTGTGCTGATGGTATCTTTTCATCTTTATGCCAAAAGGAATCCATCCAATGCCAAAACTGTTCTTGCAGTGGCTTTAGTCCCCGGCGATACCAGTTCTTTAGTGTATTTATGGGTTGTTTACTCATTACTTAAAGTATTTGAGCCATGCAAAAGGCTTTCTAATCATTAAATAATAGGCTTTGTTCTCGTTACTCTTCGCCTCGCGTTCAAACGGAATGTTCTTATAGCCATACCTCAGCCAAAAGATGAGATACAACAGATAAAAACCAACGAGTAATAATTCTTTTTGCTGAGCAAAGTGTATGCATTCGTGTGTTTCGGTAGCCCTGGTAAATTTAGCTCCTTTGCGCACAAATATTACAGGCCACACAGCCATAGCAGCAAAACCTTTAAAGGGTATGTATTGATTGGTTAATATCATGTTATTGAGTAATTGGTATGGTTCCGAAAACACAAAATTGAATGGTGCCGGTTGAATTGGGATGAATACCATCACCAGTACCAATAGAAAACTGTAATGGACTTGCACTTGAAATCATGGCCTTACCATCAATAAACTCATTTAAATCGCCTGTGCCGGTAGCTATACAATGTAATTGGGCAGATACAGCATTGGCAGACAAGTTGATTTGACTCAATGCTAAATCAATGCCTAAAAGTGGATGCCCAAATTGTTTTTCAACAACTATCTCTAATTGAAAGCTAAAGATGTTACGGGCTAAAGAAGCTTTGCCGCGCTTTATCTCAACCAAGGTTAAAGGTGTGTTATTACCTCCTTTACAATTAACTTCTGTAATGTCAATTGATTTATAAAAGGCTTCAATAGTAGCCAGCCCTGCTAATATTTCGGTTAAGGTAGTACCATGCTGACCAATGGTTGTTTCGGCTGTTTTCAATCGCTCAGTAACCGATATTAAAGCATCAAAGCTTTTAATACTATCCCAAGCCACATTTTTAGCCGGGTCGGAGCTTAAACCAAATTCAGCATGATAGCTTACCTCTTCGCGTGTGGCGGCTTCAACTATAACGGTTGTTTTGGTTTCAACAATCTGTATGTTAGCCGTTTTTGAGCCGGCTTTAAATGGCATTAATTGTCCGTTTAAAACCATGTACCCGGCTGAAACGCTTCCACCAGTTAAAACACAGCCCGATACTATATAATTATCGCCACCAATAGCCGCCAGCTTCTCAAGCATGAGGTATGCATTTTGCATAAACTTAAGTGCATTGGTCGATAGCGGAAAGTCGCGTTTGCCTTCTAAAGTTAATTTATTCATGATTCTAAGAGTTTATAACAACATCGTATCGTTTACCGGCTAGTTTGTAATAATCCACCAAGGCACGTAGCCGGTACATATCGGCCTCACTGAATTGATAAGGTATATTCACTATAAAATCGTAGGAACCGCCAAAATAGGCACTGTCGTTATGAATGGTAAAAGGAGCGGTATCGTCCTGTAATACCAACACTTTTTCGTCTGTATCGCGGTGTATGAGTGTTACCACATCGCCACCGGCATCAGATATGTAGATGCGGCGAAGTGCAGTGTCGAAGGCGTCGTTTAGGACGTTTTCGATGGAACCAACCTGAGAAGTATGTTCTAACTTGTATCTGATGTCAGCTTCATAATTGCGTAACAAGTTGAATAAATACACGACTGGAGCCAATACAGAGCGTATAAAACTAAATACTGTAGTTGTCCTCTTTTTAATCGGTAGTAATAGAACCACAAACCGATTCCAGTTAATTTCCATCATATGCACGATAATTAATAGTTAGGTTTTCATCTTTTACCACCATATAACCAGCATTAGGTTTTACTTTAGCATCTATAACTACCCAATCATTTTCAGCATATTTGCTTTCACTGGATAAAACATTAGGAATGACAATGCCGCTAGCCGTTTGCAATGAATCTTCCAAAGCCAATATTGTAAACTCACCATTGAAAGGAAGATTCTTAAGGTAGTTCTTAACGGTATCTTTGGCAGGCTCCCCACTTCCATCAATAGCTGTTCCATCGGCATTCAGCACCATAGGATTATACCAAATATCAAGAACAAGCCTTGCATCATCACCTTCAGTACTTATAATATTGACAACTACACCGGCATCTTTTGTTGTATTAATATAGGCAGCAAAAGCAGTTAATTGCTCTGTACTTAATGGAGCCAGTTCACCAGCTACCAAGCGAGCTACCTTTATATATAATTTGCCGCTTATCTCATCTACAGCCGCAAAATCAATCACTCGTTTACTTTCATCAATCACATCGTACTTTAAGGTAAGTGGATTAACTGTGTCACCATATTGAAAAGCTTTAGCCAGGTCAACATACCATTGTCGGCTGTGTGTTAATCGTGCATTAAGTGCAGCATCAACATAGGCCTTAAGCGTATCATATAGCGACTCTAATACAAATATGGCTGATGCCACAATATAAAAGAGTATGCTCTCGAAGCTCACCTTTGCAAACGTGCTGTCAAAATCATCACCAACGGCAAAGCCATAATAAGAGGCCATTGTTTCATTAGCCATAAAGTCGGTGGTTATCCCTGCTTTTATTTCTGTTACTGTTCTTGCCATGTTAGCTTACTATAAAATCAACTTCAATAGCCCAGTAGTCGATACCTTCTAATACAGGAACTGAATCTTCAGTTTCGGTACTGGTAGTTTCCGGCACAATGCCTTTACTTGAGTAATAATTCACAACATCATTATCAATCACGGATGGCAATTCGAGCAGCTGACCAGGTGTTAAACTTTCGGTTATTGATAAGCCATTGAGTATGGCTAGTTCCATAACCGCTTCAAAGCTGCCGCCTTTTTGAATAGCCACATCAAACAGGCTTTGTTTTTCGCTTACACGAATGCCGGTTTCACGTTTCAGCTCATTACTCCAATAGATCGCTTCGGCGTTTTCATTTTGTGAACTTGCACTTTCGGCATAAGTGGCCGGTGCAACATTCTTATTACTGAAGTAATCCACTACCTTACTATTCCATTGTTCGGGCAATTTTAGCGATGCACCTGGAGACAATTCATCAGTTAACGATCTACCATTTTCCATAGCCAATAAAAAAGCAGCTTCAGGGGAACCTAGCTTTTGAATCGCTATATCGAAAAAACTTTGTCGCTCACTTGATTTGAAACTTGCCATAATTGCCGTTTAAATACCGTTTAAATTGAAATGATGCCCTTCTATTCGTGTGTGAATACAATTTTCTTATTTGATAAAGCCAAAACGCTTTAAAATAAGATATGCGAAAATCAACACGCCAACACTCAATAAGAGGAGTGGCCACATAAATGGATTTGGCTTCTTTATCTTCGTTTTAGAGTCGATTGCAACCAACGTACTGGATTTTGAGTCCGTCTTATCAGTTAGCAATTGCTTAAAGTCTGTTGATTGCACAGAGTCTTTTAATTGTCTGACATCCTTTTTTGTGTTATTAACCTTGGTTGTTTCCTTATAAGTTATACGCTTAGGATATTGCTTGCCTGTTGAATCAGGTTTACTCAATACAACGGTTACTTCATTAACTACAAGGCTATCGCTCAGTTCTGTTTTATCCTCAAGCACATCATTCACTTCCACCTGGCTAACGCTGTCAGTTGCTATCTGTACATCGTTGTTTTGAATAGCTTCAGTATCGGTTTGCACCTGAATAGTTTCTTTAACTGTTTTGCAACCGGTCATAACTAACATAGCCACGAGCATTGCAACAGCAATATTATTCCAATTAGTTCTCATTGTGAATTTGCTTTATTTGTTCAACCATTGAATCAAGGTTCTCCGGGGTGATTTTATCCAGGAGCTTCACCATTTTATTATTGACTGATGTCAAACGCGAAACCGCACGTCTTAAGCTTTCAACTTCCTTTCGCATTTGCTCAGTCACCAATTCATTTTCTTTCCTGGAGGCTTCCAGTTCTTTGCGCAGGTTTTCTGCCATTTCGCGCCAAATGGTTATTGCTTCCTGTACATTATCAAGCTCAGAGGCTTTGGCCTCGGCACTGGCTTTCTTCTTTGTTGCACGCAAAGTTACCAGTGAACCGATGAGGCCACCACCTAAGACAAGATTGAGAATAAGACTTACGAGTTCCATGTGTGAGGTGTTTTAAATGTTACTTCTTAAACTTTTCAATTACAGAAAGTGCGCTTTGTCCTCCTGTTAAGGCTGCAAAAACATATATCAAGCTGCTATCAACTTGCCCCCCTTTAGCTTTTACAACTACCATAGCAACTAATACCAGGAATGATAAAAGTGCGATTACTCGCTTATGACTGGTATCATTAGTACCGTTCATCATATTTCTGATGAAATTTTTAATACTTACAATTGTTGTTTTCATAGTATTAATCTCTTATTTCAAAATGTGGCCTGTCCCAACCTTTAAAAACTCTACTTCCAAATGTTCCTCCCCAACGAACATTCAGGTTCATTTCAGCAGCTACTGAAAGCACAACACCTGCAATCATTGCAAGATGTTCAACGTCCCAACTTGCTTTACCATCCACGTAAGCATAAACATCAACAGCGTTTCCACTTTGATGATAACTTTTAGTAATTGTACCATCACATTTACTTACCCCTTTATCGTAAAGCTCCTTTTGTCGCTCAGCTGTTCGCTTGCCGCCGTCAGCAGGAATGCCAAAATCTATCGGGCTTCGAGCTATGGCCTTTTTCATTAGCTCAATTAATTGAGGGTTTACCCCTTCAAGCCGTTTTAAGCTTCTGTTACTAAATTCAAACATCACTCTTCTGTTTTAATGTTAGTACTCATTCTATCCTTGTATTCATCGTAGTTGATACCGGCACGTGTAAAGTGTGCACGTATGCGTTTATCAACTTGCGATGGACTGTATTTGCTTCTGATAAATTTGGTTAAGCCTGCGCCCAGGAGTGGATCTTCTTTTAGTTCCCCTTGACTCATTTGCAAAACCAGAGCTGCACATTGGTCGGTATTGTCTCCAACTACCAAACCACTAACGATTTTGCCACTACTTTCAAGCTTTGGCCTAATCATTAACTCATAGTTTTTATCAATCAAAATACCGTCCATCAGTGTGTAATTTTTTCGTTCTCAATCTTTGAAAAATCACCAAGCTCTTTACCTGTTACAGCAGCTTTCAATGCTGTTTGCAATGCGCTTGGACTTCCGTTCCCTGGTTCCATTATTTGCGCTCCTTTAAGCACGTTTAATATGGCCTCCAGTATAGAGTTATTTTTATCCAGGTTCTCAACCAATGTTGGTGTAATGGTTAATCCGCCATTGGTTCCACCGTTGAATTGAATTAACTCCGCTTCATCGGCATAAAGCAAAAAGGCCGTTGCCTCATCACCTTCAACTATTGCTATCAGGCAGTCGGTATTTAAAACCGGCTTAACAGCTGTAGTAGTCACACCCAATAGCACATCAAAGTACTCCAGTTCGTCGCTATCGGTGGCAGTCATGGTTTGCTCATCCCAGTTAACAGCCGTTGCCGTCACCCACCTTAAGGTTGCTTTCATGCTACTGTTTAAATGTTGTTTAAACAGTTGCCCAAACTTATCTAACTCACTTACTAAAGTCATACAGCCATGTCCCCCAATTTGCATGATTGCCTGTACTCTCCAGGCATGTATGTTTTTGTTACTGCGTCGATGTAGTACAAACCATCCTTTTCGGGATAGAGCACACTGTTTAAATTCATTTTCATGCCATGCTGAACACGTGGCACTCCAAACAACGTGACATCACCATCCAAGCCAGGTTGTTTGGCTTCGTTGTATATCTTCTCAGCTTCGCGCCTCATTTCGGCCTCACTAATATCAATGCCGCTTAGTTCCTTGGTTAATCGCTTACCGGCTCCTTTGTCTCCAAACTCAACCTTCAGCTTTTTACCTTTCTTGCGAATCAAGCTAATGACTACCATTGTATCTTCAATAGCTTTTTGCTTTAGGTTATTACTTGGCGTACTCTCTAGCAGAATATCAACCGGGTTTAATTCGCTTTTGCTTTTGCTAAATGCGTGAAGCTCTTTGCCAATAAACCAACTGTGAATACCTTGCTTTTTTAGCTCCTCCAGTATTTGACTCGAGGCCATGTTTGAATAGCGAACATTACCCAGTAGCTGACCATCATTACAAACCACTTTATAACCCGGTGCTATCGCCTTAAGCAATTCCTTCAGTGTGCAATTCTGTTTGCTAACACTAACCGTTTGGCGTTTCAGTTTGTACATTTCATCCTCGCAGCTAATCACCAACGGAATACCGGCAGGAACCTTACTCACATAACCCGAAAACTCAAGCTCAAGATTACCGTCGTAACCAAGCCATATTTCAACCGGATCACCTTCGCGAAACCATTCGCTTACTTTCATCCGATTAAAGTCCTTTACCTTGCGTGGTGTAATTATCTCAGCTGTATCAGTCAATGACTGCCAGCTGCTTTCGATCGTACACTCACTAAAGCGGCGAATCCTGAAACCTTGCCGTCCTTCATGTGTTGGAAATACTATTTCACCGTATTGTGCGTAAGTGCTCATAGGATATCAGTTAATAGTAAATCTTCATCACTCACTGCCGGAATGCTAAACTGCATCATGTTCGGGCGACCTTGTACAGGTTTAAATTCAATATCCTCTGTTACAATGCGGCTTATCTTGCGTTGGGCGAATATCTGACCTTCCACTTCAACGCTTCCGGCAATCTCATGAAACTGCTGTAAGGCATCCATTTGCTCAGCGACTGTCTGCTGTGTGTAAGGATTGTACTTATCAGGCAGAATAATGCCGTTAATGGATATAGTCCAATCACCTAAACCATAAATCTCTTTAGTCGTGCCAATATTGGTTGTTGTTTTACCTACAATCTTTGGTCTTGAAAAATCAACCATGGTAGCCAACGGCATCAATAAATCATTATATTCCCTTTCTACCAATTCTCCACTGTGTTCAAAGTTCAGATACCGGCCACCCTTCAACCAAAAAGCACCAAAGGACTTTTGACCGTAACGAACAGGCGCATTTTCATACTCAAGCTCCTCCTCAACTTCTACATCGGTAAAAGCGGCTAGCTTCTTTTTATATTCAAAGAACCAGGGTAAGTAGACAGGCGTTTCAACGTGGTAAACTTCGCTCAATAGATTGCCTACATAGCCAATGTCTATGGCCTCGCGATTGTTTGATATGTTTGCTTTGAAGTCTGTCATACTTACATACTGGCAGCGACCATACTGTCGCTTAGTTTATCATTCAGTGCTCTTACTACCTTTTCTGCAATGCTTTCAAATTCGCTTTTGTCAGCACCGGCACTTATGGTGAAATAGTTTTTTACATCTACCTTTTGCGTAATTTGCTTGATAGAACCACCGCCCGAACCCGACAAGCCGCCTTTTGATTTAGCTGAAGAACTGCCGCTTGTTAGTTTGGTAGGTGACAGAACCGGGCTAACCTTTTCAATTGGAATACCGCCGGCACCTACTGGACTTGGACTGCCATCCGGAGTAAGTTCTGGATCAACTACCGGGTTATCCTTTCGCCAACTTTCAGCACCTTTGGCCGCTCCTTTGGCATAAGCTTCACCCATTTCAGTACCATACTCAATAGCTGCATCTTTAATGCCTCCAATAGCATCAGCAAAAGCATCTTTGAAACTAAACTCGCTATCAAACCAGTTCTTCGGGTTAAATACCTTCTTAATTAAATCCCATATTGACATGAGTATTTGATTGATAAACTTGTAGTATCCGGTAAATGCGGTTTTAATAAACTCCCACACACCCATTAGAACCTTTCTGAAGGTTTCTGAAGTTTTCCAAAAGTATGCTCCAAGTGCAATCAACCCGGCAACAATAGCAGCTATCCAACCGATGATCGGAATGTTCATAATGGCAACGCCTAAGCCTTTAGCTGCCGTACTCATCATGGCAAACCCGCTTGAGGCGATTGTACTTCCCCAGGTAACCAATTTGCCTACCACCGGCATTGTCTTCAGTGTATTGAAAAGCAGCTGTATTCCTTTACCGGCATTTGCCATATTTGCGAATACAGAAACGGCACCTGCTAAACCATCAACAAAAGGCGTTACTTTCGAAGTAACATCGAACATGCCAATAGCTAAATCATTAAACCAGGCTTTTGTACGTGCCATGGTTTCGTTGTAACCACTCATGATTACGTTGGCCTGTTCGGTGGCTGTGTTTGTTCCTACAATCTTTCCCTGAAGCTCCTCAACAAACTCAATGTTATCAAGAATGGTGTTAACCGCATTTTGGTTTTCAGTTCCAAATATCTGAGCTATCAGAGTGGCATCCGCTTGAGCTTTTTGCAACTCCTTTACTCGGTCAATAAATGGAAGTGATTTGTCCGATACGATATCATAGTTGATACCTAAAGCTTCAATCTTTTCAAGAGCTGCTTTTGGTATTACATCCGTTCCGGCCATTTTGCCCAACATATTGCGGAAACCAACACCTGCCTCAGAGCCGTAAATTGTCCCTTTACCCATTGCCTGGATAACTGCATTTGTTTCAGCAAAAGATAAGTTTGCATTATCAGCAGCTTTACCGGCCTGCTTAATACTTTGAGCAATTAACGGTACTTCAGCTGAACCTTCTTTGGATGATGCCGCCATGATGTTCATTTGTTCTGTCATCAATTGCGCCATCTCCATTGGGTCTTCAACATCGGAACCAAACTGAAGCATTGAACCTGTTAAGGCATTCATAGCCCCAACGGCATCACCTTTCATGGTTTTACTCAATGTGGCAACGTTTCGCCCCATCATATCAAGAGCATCGCTGTTTTGTGCAATATCAGGTCCGAGTTTGCCCAGGATACCCTTGTAACTTTCAAGCATGGCGGAAGCATCGCCGCCAAAGTCTTTAGCCGTAGCCCTGCCTTTATCGCCCATTTCCTCAAGTGCATCACCACTAATTCCGGCAATGGCCTCCAGTTCTTTTAATTGAGCATTAAAAGCGGCTCCAGGCTCATTAATTTTATTAAACTCATCAGCTATGTTATTAACTGCATCACTGATAGCATACAGGTCAATAGCTGACATTTCCTCAAGCTCGTCTCTTGTTTCATTAGCAGAATCACCAACCCCCTCCACAGCTTCAGCGGCTTCATCGCTTGCGCTAACAATGCCCTTCATTGGTGAGGTGATTTTATCCACCAATTCAAGTATCCACTGTGTTGTTGTTCCCATGCTCTTTGAAAATTTCAGCAATAGCAGCCATAAAAGCCGCTTTCATGTTTAAATGCTTGAGTTTATTGAGGTGTAAATATTCGGCGTAGAGTTTACACCAGGTATCTTCATCCAGTGTATCGGGGTCGATGCCATACTCCCTGCGGATTATGGCATCTGCCGACCGAATAAAGTCTTTATCATCAATTAAATGCTTCTCTACGCTTTGGATAAAAAAGTTTTCGCCGGGGCAATCATGGCTTTGAGTTTGGTTACAACACCCATAAAGACAAGACCATCATCCAACTCATCCATATCCCCATCAACAACAAGGTTTTTGACCGCTTTATCTGCAAAGTCATCCAGTTTACCACTTTGAGCCAATGGCAAAAGCATCTTTATTAGACCTCTGTCAGGGCGTTTGACAACGAATTGATATTGCTCACCATCCTCTAAAACAGTACCATTGAGATGCGTTAAAGATTTAGCCGCTTCAATTTTAGTGTTATCATCCTTAAACTGAGCCAGGTTCTCAAGTGGTTTTAATCGCTTATCCAGTGATAGCCCTTCATTACTCACGATATCGGGGTCAATGCCTAAAATGCGCATATTAGCTTTATCCTGTTGAGTCAATTGGTCAATGTCGTACACTGGAGCTTCCACAACCACCGTAATGATTTTAAGTTTGCCATGTTTGATCTTAAGCTGTTGAATAAGTTCCGGAGTAATTTTTGAACTCACGATGATAGGAGCCATTGCTAAAGCTCCGCCATTCTCTTTTACAAATTGAACAGCTGTACCCAGTTCGACATGAGAAACCGCATGTGCGGTGATTGTGATAACGATTAGAGCCATCAGGCTCATTAGTATTCTAATAGTATTTTTCATCTTAAATCAAGTATTTAAACAGTAGTTAAACATTCCACATAATCTTACCTAAGACCATCAATTCAGCTTTGTGAGCAATGGTTTTATCACCTTGCTTAACAGCAACGCCACGGCCTTTAATTTTGGCAACAAACGTGTCTTTCATCTTAAAGCCATCGTACTCGTATTCCACTACAATTGGGAAAGGAGCAATTTGATGCATGCTAGAACCAGGAGGTAATGATTTTTGTAGGCCGTTCCACTCTTCGTTATAAAGAGTTAGCGAAGCTTTTGCTTCGTAGTTACCTTCACCATAACCAACAGGGTAAGCCCCTTGGCCACGTGCAACCTCCATGTCTAAACTATCATCATACTCAAGCTCAGTAATGCCTTCCACATCGCGCCCAAGCATGTTAACAGTGATAGAGTTCCATCCGGCCATTTTGCCGAACTTGTTTATAATTGTGCTTGCTGTAGCCATTTGTTAGATTTTATCAGTTAAACCAAGGTCTACATCAAACTCATGCACAACTTTACCAACTACCACCTGGGCTTTTACCTTTAGCGGTGTTGTTTCGTCGATTGCCTGAACAGGATTGATGTAAACATCTTTACCATCAATATTACCGGCTGACTCCATTGGCTCCAGGGCATTCATTACTGATTGCTCAGCACCCGATACCCATGTACTTTTAAGCTGACCTGTTGCCGGGTCAGTTGGCACTTTAGAGCGTACACGCGGAATTAATGTTTTGCGAATAATACGAGCTGCTTTATTCCAAATACAATTGAAGTTGAAGTAAGCATAGTCACTTGCTTTATCTACAGCTGTTGGACAACCGTTCAAATAAAAGCCTGGATACTCAGCAAACGCCCCAACATACATCCAACCTTTGGCAGTTAGACTTTTTTGCTCAGCTTCAGATAGCGTACTAAATGCTGTACCATCACTTAAAGCAGCAGAAAGCCAGTATCCCAGTTGTTCACTACTTAATGAGTAGTTTTCTTCTCCTCTCCGAGTGCGTGGCTTTACTTCAATATCCACAGAACCCAAATCTTCATGAACTGCACGAACACCAATAGAACCTAACACAGTGCCAATTGCAGCACGCTTGCCGTACTCCGTTTTCAAAGCAGCTACTGCCGGGTCTTGTCCCACAACATAACTGATATTAGGAGCCGTGATTGTTCTCAAGTCAGGATATGCTGTTACTTCGATAGGTATTGCAGCGCCAACACCTTCAACAAAAATGCCATCAATTAACACGTGTTCTCTTGCAAAATCATCCACTAAACCTTGTAAGGCCACAGCCTCAGTTAAACCATCCGCAACCATGGTAGATATTCCTGATAGTCCAAGAACATTGATATCCTTAATAGAGCGAATAGCTGCTTTTAAGTCATCATCCGCAACCAGATCAGCAACGGCTTTTGTTTTATCAACCGGAATAAGGTAGAACTTACTTTCCGGTGCGAGTCTGAACATCTCCGACAAATGATAATGCACCAACTCAGCGTTAGTGTCATCGGTCGAAGCTGTAATACCCAAGTCCTCAACAGTCCCGATATCCAATAGCTCATACTTAGTGTTATAAGCCATTGCACCTACCAGTGTCATACCGCCGATAAGACAAATAACACGGTCGGTCTCAGATGTTCGTCCGAGACCGCTGTTTAGTTTACTTATTGTTGCACCTTTAAAGCTCATTACTTAGCTTCTTTAAGTTCGTTAATGCGCTTTTCAGCAGCTTCAATAACTGTTTTGCGCTTCTCACCTTCGTTCTCAGCTTTCAGGATAGCTTCTACTGCCTCAAGCTCTTTTGCTGCTTCGATTGCTGCAATTAGTTCTTTAGCTGTTTTGGGCTTGTCAGTATTGTCACTTCCCATTTCATCACGTCTGAAGTGAGTAATTGAAAGCTCTTTGCCATAACGGTTTTTATTGGCATGGTTCTTAACAGCAATCTCGTTTTCATCGGTAATAAATGCCATGCCATCCGATGTAACTGCAACCTTTTGAGCCTTTGGGTAACGCTCAAAGATATCAGCTGCTATTGCCTTCTTTTGTTCTTTGTTTTTTGTCTTCACAATACTTTGTTTAAAAGTGAAAGAATACCCCGCAAAGCGGGGCTAGCTTTATACTATGCCGCTGACGATTGCGCCTACTGCGTAATCTTCAATGCGGTCAATCATACCGTAAGTTTGAGTACGGAATGTTGATTTTGGATCAGCTGACTCTGTATCCTGAGTCTCCGGCTTGTAAAGGATTTTAACCTTCTCAATGTGCTTAATGGTGTTAGGCGCATAGAAGAACAAAGAAGCACGGCGGTCAGTAGCTGTTAATGCAGCACCTTTAGCCAGTTTGTTACCTGTATTGTCGTAAGCCAAAACGGCATTGTTGCTAAAGAATTTGAAGCCCATTACAGACTTAACCTTTCCTGTTACATCATCAAAGAAGATTTTGCGGTCTGCAAATAATGCTGCGCTGTCACGGTCTAAAATCAAGTCTGTTTCATGCTCGTAGCAAAGCACCATATATAACTCTTGCATATTTGGTAAGTTCAGGTTCTTAACAAGTTCCAGGAACTTCACTAAATCAGCAAAAGTTAAACGCTTACGGCCGGTTCCATCATCGGCACCAGTTGTACGCATTACCGGCATATCAGCACTAGAGCTATCAGATGGAGCCAACTTCCACATGATGTGGTCACGGATACCCATTTTAAAAGCTTCTGCATGCTTCACACGAACTGCTGCACGTTTATCATAGTTTAAGTAACGAATTTCTGCATCGTCTACTTCAGTTGGTTCGGTGTCGTACTTTTCCCACTCAACGAATGTCTTTTTGCCAGCCATTTTCTTAGCAACAAAATCGGCACTGTTGTCAACATGAAAACCAACATTATTGATCAGCTTATTAAAGCGGATACCATCAGCTGTAACGGCTGATTTTGGAGCGGACTTTAATACGCCAACAAAATCATCGTTGTAATTTTTGAACTCCACCAATAATTGAGGAGCTACGAACTGGTTTAACCAGTTCCCATCAGTTAATACTGCCATTATTAATCCTCCTTACTTTACGTTATTGCGTTTCTTCCAGTCAGCAAACAACGCATTGTAAGCTTCCTGATTCTTATCCTCTAATTCGGCCAACACATCAGGGTTTTCGTCCTGTAGCTGTTCAAATGTTTTGCCCTGATAAGTTGCACCTTTACCATCAGCTGAAGGTTTAATTTCGGCAGACAAAGGTTTTTCAACAGCAGTTAAGCTGTCTAATACAGCTTTGGTTCCTTCGAAGTCTTTTCTTAGCAAAGCATCCCAATTCGCTCGGGTGTCTGCCTTGATACACTTCTTATTTTCCTTTTCATCAAGGATAGCCTTGATTTTAGCCTCCAGGTCATTTTTATCCTTTTGCTCTTGTTGAGCCTTAAGGGCATCGTAACCGGCAGCTTTTTGCGCATTGGCTTGAATACGCGCATTTACTTGCTCCTCGGTTGAATTGGCATCCATACCAAGAAGAGCAGCCATAGCTTTTACATCCATGTCATTAGAATTTTTAGGAGTAATATTTACTTTAGCCTCGATTGGCGAACCACTTTCTTTGATCATACTTGCGGTTGTTTGGTCTATCTTCGTGTCACCTTTAACTTCTGTTACAAAGCCCCATTCTTTAGCCTTCTCAGCGGTCATCCAAAAATCACCACCATCCCATTTTGCTTTAAAATCAGCTTCCGGCTTCTTTAATTTTTCTTTGTAAGCATCGTAATAGGTAACTGTCATGTTCTTAAGTAACTCAAGGTAGTTTTCTACCTCAGTCTCGTTTCCATGAGCACCCCCCATCGGCTTATGAATCATAAACTGACCATTCTTCGCCATTGTAAAGCTGCTTGCTTTTACTGCAATGTAAGTTCCGGCACTTGCAACAAGAGCTCCACCTTGTCCGGTATAGCTATCAAATACATCAATTAGGATATTCACAATCTCATTAGCCTGGAAACAATCACCACCGCCGGTCATTAAATACACATGACACTTAGTAATGCCAGCAGCTTTCAGCTCCTCGCATTTACTTCGCATCTCAACAGCGTTGTTATTGCTCCACTCTGAGATATTGCCGATAATATCAACCCTTCCGGTTGTTTCTTCAGCATAGACCTTTACTAGTAAATTTTTACTCATGTTTTTTAGTTCACATTTTGTAAATCTGATGAGCAAAGATTCAGTGATTTTATGAGGCTATAAAATGGTGAGTTTTTGTACTATAAAAATTTCGTGTTATACAGAATTATAGCGTTTTAATGAGGTGTTTCTTAGAGTATAAAAAAGCCCACTTTTTACGTGCGCGTAAATCAAACAACCTTTGTAACAAAATGAAGCGCATATGTCGAGCAAAAAACGAAGAAAGCAATTATCAAAAGCGGTTTACGAAAAATTAAAGCGTACAGCCTACGAGTATGTTGTTGTACAAGGCATGAGCCAAAAAGAAACAGCTGCTCTTTTAGATATTACAGAGGCCACATTAAGCAAATGGGCAAAGGAGGAGAATTGGAAAGACCAACGCAAAGACCGTCAGCAGTGCATTAGTACCGATGCTGATAATCTTAAAAAGCTTCTCCGAGTTATGAGCCAACAAAGACTTGAGCTAGAAGAACAAATACTGGATGCCCAAAAGATAGGTGACACAAAAGAAGAAGTTCGCTTACGAAAAGAAGCTCGTGCCCTATCAGATGAGATGGCCAAACAAAACAAGACATTGCTTTCACTCGACAAGACCAATTACACATTGGGTGTTTTCATAGATGTTATGGATGAAATCTTTAATTCACTTAGGGTATATGACGAAGATTTATGGGAAAAGACTGTTCACTTTCAATCAACACTTATTCGAAAGAAAACTATTGAAATAGGTTAACTATGGCAACATCAAGACAAAAAGCGGATAAGAAAAAGGCGGAAGAGTATTTAAAAAAGCTTGATATTGCTCGCAAGGCTAATGATGTCAATCCTTTTGAAACTAAAAGTGAGCAAAAGTCAAGAATAGCCAGGGCGAAAATAGATGTTGAGTATATGGTAAAGACATACCTACCTCACTATGCTCAGGCAGACTGTGCTGATTTCCATATTGAATTTGCAAATGATGTAGCTGCCGATCCTTTATTTATTGAGTTTGAGGAGTGGGGACGTGGTTTAGCGAAGTCTGTTTATTGTAACATCATTGTTCCTCTATGGCTTTGGATAAGAGGTGAAGATGTGTTTATGTGCCTTATGTCAGATAGTAAAGAACGCGCTCAAGAACTACTGGCAGATATACAGGCTGAATTAGAAGGGAATCCGCTTTTAGTTAATGATTTTGGACAACAGAAATGCGATGGAGATTGGGAGATAGGCAATTTTAAAACCATTGATCAACGCTTCATTGGAATGGCCTTTGGTTTTAAAAAGAAGGTACGTGGGGTTAGGGTAAAACAGCGAAGGCCATCACTTTGGGTGATTGATGACCCAGAAACACCAGACACAATTGGAAGTCCAAAGCGAATGCGTAAACAAGCGGATCAGATTGAACGTGATATTTTAGCAACAATGACAGGTTCAATAAGACGTATGCTATATGCTTGTAATAAGTTCGCACGCGTTATGACACAGACCATACTGCAAGAGCGTCACCCTGAGTGGAGTGTTCGTCAAGTCAAAGCATACAATAAGGTAACTTATAAACCCGCATGGAACTATTACACAGCTGAATATTACAAGCAGCAAGAAAAGAACATGGGCATAGTTGCCGCGTATGCTGAATACTTGCACGAGACTAAGTTAGAAGGAAGCATTTTTAGCGAAGACCAAATACAATGGGCTCCTCTTCCTCCATTGGAAGAATTTAAGATGATTGTAGTTCATTGGGATATTGCCTATGCAGGAAACGAAAAGAGTGATTACAATGCTGCTAAAGCATGGGGGTTACACGGACGTAATTTTTGGTTGATTGACGGGTATGTGAAGCAATCTAAAATGAAAAAAGCAGTAGCATGGATGTGTGATTTCAAAAGGCAACTACCTAAAGAAGTTAATGTTATTTTTCAATATGAAAGTCAATTCTGGAATGGTGAGGTTCAACGTGCCATTGATGAAGTTGAAGAGGAGTATGGTGTAGATTTAAACCTTATGAAAGTTTTAGTAAAAGGTAATAAGTTGATGCGGATGATTACTATGCAGCCATACTATCAAAATAGCCGAACATATTATAATAAAACCCTTAAAAGTCACTCCGACACACAAGTTGGAATAATGCAGCTATGTGCAGTTGAGGAAGGTATGACCGAGCATGATGATAGTCCTGACGCAGACCAGCAAGCAATTGAAAAACTTGAATTGTATTGCACTCCTGGAGGAAGTAAGAGAAAAGGTGAGAAGTCATTTAAAGTAGGTAAAATGAAAGTAAAATTTGAAATGCCATGATATACGTTAACAAGGATGACCTAACTTCCATTATACAGGAACGCTTATTAAACGATAGTGTTGCTTTAGAAGCAGCTGCCAATATTGATGACAATACCATCATTAATAACATTGAAACAAAGGCTATTGATTTAATGATATCATACATCAGTGGCATATATGACACAGATGTTATTTTTGATGAACTTTCTCCTATTCGAAACGGTGTACTCGTGCAAGTTCTTTCATGCATTGTAGTCTACCGCAGTGTTCGAAGAAATGCCGCTCGCAAAGTGCCGGAGGATTACCAAAAGTTGTACGATGATGCAATTAAAGATTTAGAGCGCATTCAAAGTGGAGTGATTAACCTGGTTAATTGCCCAAAGATAACCAAGGATGATGGCTCGACAGGCCAACCGTTTTATGGCAACTCAACTAAAGACGAAAATTTTATTTAAACAGTATTTAAATGAGTATGAATATAGTTCAACGATTAGGAAGTGCGGCAGAAAAGGCCATATTAAACCGTATTAAAAACAGCTCTTTATATGCTGAGTATTACAAACGTGGCGAAAAAGGTGCACCGTGGAAACGTGAGCCAACAGCTTTTAAGCGTAAAGAAATAAAAGACTGGACTAATGCAGTTATGGCTGCAACAGACCCGGAAAATCCACGTCGTGGCGAATTAGGACGTTTCTATAAAAGCTTATTGCTTGATCCTCATTTGGCATCAGTGATTGATACGCGCTTTTTGCGAGTACAGCGTTCATCATACAAAATAGTCAATGAAAAGGGTGAAGAAAGCGAAGCTTTAAAGGAGCTACTGGAGCGTCCATGGCACGACGATTTAATACGCCTCACATTAGGCCGAAACTTCCAGGGCACAACCTTAATTGAAATGTTTTATACCGATGTAGACACGGGGGAACTTGCCCAGGTTGACCAAATACCGCAGTCAAACTTTATTGCTCAAAAAGGAATTATTGTTGAGGATGAGTACGACGATAAAGGCACAAGCTATCGCGATGGTAGGTATAAAGATTTTTACATTCAAATTGGTAATGACTGGGAGCTTGGCATGTTGAATGAATTAGCTATGGTTGTATTGGCTAAGAAATTAGGCTTAGGTTCATGGATTGGCTACATTGAGAAATTGGGAATACCTCCAATCTTTGCTATTACCGAACGTATGGATGATACCCGCAGGGATGAGTTATTTAATATGTTATCCGATTTTAAATCAAACCATTTTGCCGTATTACAGGGTAATGAGAAAATTGAGACGCCAAGTATCACAACAAATAATGCACACCTCTCTTTTAGCTCTTTAATAACTGAGATTTGCAATACAGAGATGAGTAAGCGCGTATTGGGAGGCACAGCTACAACTGACGAAAAAAGCTTTGTAGGTTCAGCTGAAGTACAGGAGCGCGTGGCTCAGGATAGATACGAAGCTGACAAGCTTTTATACAAGCATTATTTCAACACTCAATACCGTCAACGACTTGCAAAATTAAGTAGTGTATATGCTGATTTTGCTACTCACACTCTTATTTGGGATAACCAGGAGACGCTAGATATTAATGGCTACATTGATGCGGTTCAGAAGTTATCTACATCATTTGAGTTCGATACAGAGGAAGTAAAAAAGCGCACTGGTTTACCTATTATTGGGATGCGAAGCTTAACAACACCAACCCAAACAGAAGAAACCAACGCTCAAAAAAAAAGCTTGAGGCAGACCTCAAACGTCTAGGTAATGCACCTTATGCAGTAGTACCAAATGCATTTGAATTATTCGCTGCCACATGGGACGCTGCTATTGAGCGTTTGGCTAATCAAATCTACAACGGTGAGGTTAAGTCAACCGATTTAGATAATGATTTAGTACTAAAGAACTATGCAGCTTTTAATAAAGAAGCTGAAAAGGCATGGGGCAAAGGTTACTATGATGAGAGTTTAACCAGGAGCTTCCGTGAAAACTTTCTGAAGTTTGCCGGAGCTAAGTCCCATGACCTAATGAAGCAACTGGATACATTGAATGTTGGCGGCATCACAAAAGAGGAGTTTATTACTCAAGCTAAAGGGATTGTTCAAAAACACAATGCAACTTATTTAACTACTGAATTGAGGTTTTGTAGTAGTTCTGTTAGTTCTGCCCAGGACTATATAACCTATTTGGATGATATTGATATTTATCCGAACCTGAAATGTCGTACAATGGCTGATGATGATGTTCGCACAAGCCATGCTGCTAACGAAGGAATTGTCAAGCCAGTTAAAGAATGGACATCAGTTCCACCGTGGGATCATGGTTGTCGATGTTGGCTTGAGCAAACTGTTGAACAGCCAACAAACGGACGTAAGCTAAGCGGACTCAAGTACAAAAACAATCCACAAAAAAGCGGCCAGGTGTTTACTGATGAGCAAAGCTATTTCCAAAACATTACACCCAAAAACCGTGGCATTATCCGGGATAACACTGAGCTAATGAAAAGTTTTATGCCGTACAACCAAACAATGAAGGTTGGAGACAATAAAGTATTGGTTAATGACTTCTCAGACCTTGCAGATACTGAGCTATCAATTGAAGCGGCAAAAACAATTGCCAAAAGCCTGGAGAAAGATGTTTATATTCTGCCACACATTGAAAACTCTAACAAAACAGCCATTAAAAACCCGGAGATAGGTATTGGAAAGCCTGGAGAGTTGGCAGACTTAAAAACTTTCGATCCGAAAATGTCAACGTCAACTAAAAACTTTGTAAAGAATAACATCTATGCTGCCAATAAACAAAAGTGTAGTTGGGCTATATTGGACTTAACTCATGCACCTGAAAAGAACTATTTAGCAATAGCAGCACGAAAGCTTCGAGGTGATTTATCAGACAAAAGCAAGATAAATAAAGGCATTAAGCAAGTGATAATTCTCCGAGGAAAGAAAGCTATTAAGGTGTCACGCAAGCAGATCAATAGCAATAATTTTATGGAACATTTCAAATTTGATTAATAAAACAAAAGGCGTATGCCGGAAACATACACCTTCGAGCACAGATTGAGTAACACTCGCTCTGTACTGCAAATATACAACCAATGGCACAAAAAAACAAGGTACCTGAATTTATGCAAATGGCTAAAGAGCTTAAAAAGAATGCTTCGCGCTACGCTGCCAGTGAATCTGTGAAGTTCTTTAAAGACTCGTTTGTTAATGGTGGCTTTACTGATGCATCTTTCAAAGCCTGGGATCAAACCAACAATCCATTGGCCGGTAAGCGAACGATGTATAAAAGCGGTAAGCTTATGCGTTCTATCAAAAAGCAATCAGCAACCATGCAACGAGTAGTTGTTGTCGCAGATTCTGATTACGCGGACATCCACAATAACGGTGGCTATATTATAGTAACAGAGCAGATGAAAAAATACTTTTGGGCAAAGTATTACGAGTTCGTTGGTGGAGTAACAACCAATAAACGAGGAGCGGTTTCATTGAATAAGAAAAACGTTTCATTAGGAAAGAAAGCTATGTTCTGTCGAGCAATGGCCTTAAAGCCTGTAGGCTCTAAAATCAAAATACCACAACATCAATTTATGGGCAATAGCAAAACCCTAATGAAGAACTTTGACCAATGGTTTGGTGATGTTGTAAAGAACCAAATAGAACCTCAATTTAATGACAACAGCATCAAAATAGAATTAAGAAACGTTTAAACACTATTTAAACAGTTAAATTATGGAAGCATGGACAGACCTATATAATGAGATTGCTCAACGCATCACTAATAATATCCCTGAAATAGAATGGGTAGATTTGTGGCATGAGCAAGTGTCATACTTGACTGAAGAATTACCATTCCCAACACCTGCGGTTTTTATTGGCTTCAATACTAATGCATGCAATGACTTAGGCACATTAGTCCAGGAGTGCGACCTTCAGATAGATTTATATTTCTTCTTTGAAACATTCAGCGACACATACCAAGGCTCATACAACCAAAGTAGTGCTACTGAATACCTACGGCTATTGACAAAGCTACATACGTGCTTTCATGGTATTAGCGGTCAATTCTTTCAAACAATGCGACGTGTAGATATGCGACGTGAAGACTCTGGAGGCTCAGGCAATCTGTACAGAATATCATTTAATTGTAATGTTGAAGATGCAAGCGCACAAGCTGAGTTTAACCAAAACACCGTTAATGATATCACTATATCAGATGAACCAATTGAGCGACCACCAGTAACCGATGAGGAACCAATATTTATAATACCTGAAGGATAATTTATTTATTATTTGAGGTCTCTAACAGTTCATTGTAGTATGCACTATTCTCTTTACAATAGAAGATGCGGCTATAGATATAATCCTTATCTAAAAAGAAATAGTTCTCAGATAAATCAAGCAATACGTCATCGATACGCTTACGCTCAATGTCGTATAGTTGGTGAAATTTCTCCACCATTCGTTTATCACGTTTCTTTTTAAGTTCGGAATTGCGCATGTTTGAATAGGTCTAATACAAAAATAGAATGCTATTTGTAATTTTCATAAACTAAAATTGTAACCTATTTTGTAACCTATTTTGTCACCTTTCGATGTTTTTATAGCATCTTGTAATAAAAAACGGCAAATCAGATTTAACTGAAATGCCGTTTTGCGTTTTATTCGCTATCCTAATTATATCAATACATTAAACAGGGCTTAAATGGTCAAATTGAAAAGGCTTAAAATTATAAGCTAATTCAATGCTTATTCTATCTATCATCACCTTTCGAAATACTTAATTTTTGACTGTATTTGGCTTTCATCCTTTATGCATCAAGGTTTTGAGCTGTTTTTGTGTGAGCATCATTATTTGCATCATTCGTAGTACCCCTTATACTTTTACTTCCATGGCTATGGTTTTTTAAGCAGTTTTAATTTCTTTGACTTTTCGCAGGACACCGTTTTTAATGATCTCTTTTTCTTTTTCGAAATCGAAGTCCTGTAGATCGTATCTGATAGCAACACCTGTCACATTGTTTACTATTCGTAAGATTCCGTGTTGTGGTGATGTCACCATGGTTAACTTTTCTGTTAATCTTTCTTCGCCCATTATTTTGGAGGTTTTGAGTAATCAATTGGATAAAAAGAATCGCGCTCATCAAAAAAGCCGCAATCCATACACCAGGCAGAATCATTCTTTCGATCTTCCTTTATCTCCGTTCCTTCGCAACAAGGACATTTAGCATCTTCTTCGTACATCCTTTCGGGTGTGCTCCAAGGTGCATCGTGCATATCTGTCGATTGAATGTACATGGCTATTGTTTTTAGCTGGCTCGATTGGCTGGCATTTCACATCGTGTGCGTTCAATAAAAGCATCTAAATCAACTCTTTTATAAAGAATCTTATTTCCGCTTGGGATGTAAAATGGAAGCCCGAAATTCTCTCGCCAATTCTTGAACATGTTGTGGTTTCCAATGCCCAGATAAATAGTGGCTTGCTTTTCAGTTAGCCATTTTCTTTTAGCGAGATCGATGTTTTCGTCAGTTGCTTTCGTTGGCATGTCTAGAAGTATTGAGGTTTCTAAATATCTTCAACTTATTATCACTTGGCGAGCGTCTGAATTGTACATTGAATGTACGCTCTAACCAAGCGCGTGAGAGGTCTGTCCGGCTTTTGCTTTCTGTTTTCTCAAAAGCCTTCTTGAGGTGCGTTTTAACCGTATCTACGGAGATATAAAGTACCTCCGCGATTTCTAGGTTTGACTTTCCGAGGAAAACTAGCATAGCTACTTCTTCCTCTCGTTCTGATAGTAAATTCATGGTATTCCCGATTCATTGGTTATTGGTTTATAATATGGGTGTTATCCTACCTGTTTGCTAGCTAAAAAATCATGAACGAACTTGCGACCTTTTTCCGTCCAATAAAGAGAGCGGCTTACACATTCCTGATCAAGATGATTTGTGTAAGTGTATGTTTTGTATTTGATGTAATTTTTACCGCTGTACGGAGCTTTAAGAGTCCAGGTATTATTAACAAACCAGATAACTCCAAGCTGACGTAATACTTTATTAAGGGCTTTAGCACTGGTATAACCTAGCTCCTTTGCTATCTCCGTGGTACTAATTACACCTTGAGCATTTAGTACTCGGTCGTGGTAATCAACTTTAGGGGCCGAAATTCTTAACTCGTTACTTTGATACTTTATGGTTTCCTCAGCTAGTTGTCTGGCTGCACGTTCTTGCTTTAGTTCTGTAGCAATTCGAATAATAAAGTCTGGATTAAGAAGATCATCAGGGTTGATGGCTGTGGCTCCATGTTTTAGGAGTTCTTTGATGCGATCATTGCACCAAATTGCAAATTGAGGATTTAACCAACGGGCAAATTCTAAAGCTACATCTTCATGCATCCATGTGCCTTGAATATTCCCTCCTTGGGAAACAATTACTAAATCCGTTCGGAGAATGTTCCGAACGACTGATAAGGAATGTATAAATTCTTTCGCAGATTTGTTTTTCATCCAGTCACTAGGTTGTTTTCCGAATGACTTTGCCATCTGTGTAGCATTCACCATAACATCGCCATTGCCCAGCTGAAAGGTTATATTGGCTCCATTGTAATAGAATACTTTGTTTTCCATGATTATGCTCTATTGATTACGTTAAGTTCTTCGAGGCTATTTTCAAGCTGCGTATGTTTTTCTTCCATATCCGAAAGAAGGATAGAGATTACAGACAAAGCAGTTTGTTGAGTAATTGAGGGGGTGAGCTGCTTAAGTGCAAGGCCTAGCATGCTATATTCTTCATTTACTATTTCAGGAATAGTTTTAGAGGCATCTGTCAACGTTGACTTTAATAAGTCGGAATCATTTACGCCATTTAATCGAATGGCCTTTTCAAGCTGTTCTACATTGTTGTAATGCTTTCTGATAGCCAATACGCGAACGCAAATGTTTTTCGCTTTAGTCTCCGCTTGTTGGGTTATTACTTTAGTTGTCATGGTAGTTGGTTTATTGGTTATGCTACTTTGTATTCTGCGATTACACTTTCAGTTAAAATGTATCGACCTGTCCACGGGTTAATTCCGATTGGAGGGATTTCACCAAAGGCTTTTTCGATGTTCTTAATCTCATACAGATTAATAAATCGTTCGCCTTTTAAGGCTTTTCTGAATTGAGCTGGTGTATAGAATAAGTCTTTCATTATTCTATGCTTTACATCAACCTGGCAACATGATGGAAGCATGCCCCAGCCAATTTCAAATGGCCTTTTCTCTTTTTCACCCTTTCGAGTGATTGACACTGTGCTTTCTTGTTTCATAATTTTGATGTACATTTAAAATCTAAACCGATTGACTAGTTTTTGATCTTGTTTGCTTGCATTATTAATTCTAGTTGATTGGTTTCTTGTAATTGTTGTAACAAATATACAACTAAAGTGTATTCAATTGCAACTAAAGTGCATCGGAAAATACAAAATAGTTGTATATTTAGAATTAATCTAAATAATGAAGCCAGAAGAAATCTTAACACAGGTTTTAAGTGGATTGGGCTTAAATGCTAATGAACTATCTAAAAAACTTGGATATAAAAGGCCTGAGAAATTATATAAAATCTTGCGCGGACAGGCGCAAGCAATATCAAGGAGTATAGTGTATGACTTATTAAAAATATATCCAGAATTAAATGAATCTTTTCTTTTATCAGGAGATGGAAATATATTTAAATCTAATTCTGAAAGCAGAACATTTCAAAACAATAAGATTGGAAATTACAACAGTGGTGTAAATAAAGGAAATCAGAATGTTGTAATGGGGGAGAAGATGGATGTTGCAATGGATGACGAAATCAAATACTCTGCTCCTTTAGAAATGCAGATAAGCAAACTGAAAGAAGATATTGATAGCCTTAAGAAAGAATTGAAGAATAAAGACGAGATCATTAAGTCGAAAGATGAAATTATAGAATCTAAAAATGAAATAATAAACTTATACAAAAAGCAACTTAAAGGCTAGCCAAGCATGATAAATAACCAAATAACCATAACCCATAGTCAAATAGGAGCGTACATAGAAAAGAACGAAGGAGAAGTGAAACTGGAAAATAAAAAGCTCCACAAAGAGAATCGGATTTTAAAAGATCGAATAAAAGAGCTCGAAAAAGAAATTCTAATTCTCAAAGATCGATGCAACTAATTGGATATCTAAATAAACCTATTTACTAACCAAAACAAGAAAGGAGGTTGATGATACACACCGTCAGATGATATAATTGTGTAAAAATTTAATGTGGGAAGGTAGTTATGAAACTATTTAAGAAGGGAATCATAAGATTGGGAATTTGCAGGTATTTTAATCTGCATCAGCGCATTAGATTTGAGCGAGAAAAAGCATTGGCTGAGATGCGCGAGGAACATCTTAAGCTAAAGTTAGAACTCGCAAACGATAGGGATAAGTTTCTTCAAAAGAAATTATCGGTTGTGAGAAATCTAATAAATTATCAGCTTGAATTGAATGCTGTAAGTGAGACACAAATAAAGATCATTCGCGAGTTTTTAGGGGAGCCGGTCATGGAAAAGATTCGAGGGCTGAATTTAAATATAGCCAACTCGGAAATCGACAAATTAACCCTAAATCAAAATCAAGATGATCAAAAAGGTGAAAATATGGGATAGCAAACGGGCGATCCTTGAACACTACGAAGCTTATTCGCTTCTGGTAAAGAGATACAAGCAGTTTGTTCCATCTTTGGAATATAGGACTGTTTTAAAAGAATCTTTACATTACTATTCTAAACTAAACTGCAACCACCTGGTTGTTGACTCTGCCTTTGCTGGCCCTGTGAGTGAAAATGACATTGTATGGGCCTGTGAGCAATATGAAGATTTTATTGCTGAAAATTCACTGGATAAAATATTTGTAATTAGGCCTTATTCTGTCTATACACAATATTCTGTACTTGAATTTCAAAGGCGGCTAAATGGGTGTATTCCTATTTTAGTGTACACCACTTTAGATATGATTTTAAATATTATTGGACCAAATTTAACCCCCACATCATGAGATATTTATTAATTGGCTTATTAATGGCCATAGTTTTTGGATGTTCAGAAGATGATCCACAAAAGATTAAAATCGAAACTGAAAGTATTACTTTGTTTTCAGGGGAAAAAGAGCAAATTCAAATTGAATCTCAGTATGAGGTATCTTACGCATCATCTAATGCCTTTCATGCAGATGTAAATAATACCGGATTAGTTGAAGGTGTTAAGGTTGGTGAAGCTGAAGTTATTCTTGAGTGCGAAGGAGAAGCTTATCGTATACCTGTAATAGTTGAAGGTAATTATGATTTATACATTGAACCTTTAAGAGATTGGTCTTTGTCAAAAAGCGACGTTATCAATAAGTATGGAAAGCCAGATAGTGAAGATGATGATAAAATAGGATACTTAAATTACTCTACTTGTAAATTATTGCTGTATGCTTTTGATCAAGATGATAAGATCGAAACGGTTGGATGTTTTATCGATGGGAATTATGCAAGTTTACTGGGTAAGTTTTTAAAAGAAAGATATCACTACTTAGGTGAAGTTGATGATATCTTAGTATTCATTGATTCATTCAACGAAGGGAGTGCTAAAAATATTATTATGGTTGGTGTTTCATATGGAAGTTTCCTGGTTATGTATTCTGCCAATAACGATCTAAAATCAAGCATAAACTTTTCTCGATTATTGAAACACTTTAAGGCGAGTTCCCAACCTATTATTAAATAAGTTTCAATTTAAACTAATGCTACTAATCGAAATACATAAGTCGCGATCAAAGCAATACACCGAAGTTGTGCAAACATCACTCAAGTTAGGTGCAATGGTTGATGATGGGGTGGTTAAGCTAACACTTAGCGATCATGAGTTATTTTCGGCTTATGAAGATTATTTCGATCTACTAATGATTATTTGCAAATGGAGGACGGTAAAAGCATATTATGAGGATAAGCCGGTGCATCTATATCGGTTTATCCTCAAATATAAATTCGTATTTGATTGCGCTTCTGAGCGACATGAATCGGGAGCAAAATACTGTTGGCAAGCTCCGCACATGATTGGTTGGGGTTGTTCAAAGCTTAAGAAAATAAGTAGGTATATTCGTGATGGTGTGCGTAATTATTATGAATTCGGATCCTTTAATGATAAGGTTTGGAGAATTGATAAGATTACACTGATCGATAAGCTAAAACAGGAATCAAAATCTTCCGGATGTCATTTATGTCCGTATTTCGATTTTGATAATGTTGTCGAGATTGTAAATCACAAACTTCCCGAATCGTTGATTGATGATGATATCTTTTTTGTGAGAGATCAAAACATGATAAAGCATAAATTATCCCTTGATGAAATCAATAAAAAACAAATGCAGGGAGTTTTATCTAAGCTGGCCAGTTATGGATTTAGTCGTTTTGCAATGAGGGTTCGGCCAGGTAGTAAGTTTTTCGAAGCAAATGAGATGTATAATAAATATGAAGATGGATACATAAATAATGGAGTAAGTCTGAATTAAACCAATAAACCAGTTATCATGAGTTATTATTACAAAAAGCTAAAAGCAAAGAATGAAAGGATTAAAGAATTAGAAAGAATCATACAGTTAAAAGAAGTGCAGAATAAGCAGCTAAGTAGCAGGTGTGCTACTTTAGAAGATGAATTGCACTTTGCATCAAAGGATATGGCTAAAAACCTTGATGTGCTTAAAGCTTTTGTTTCTTCTTAGATTTCTTTTTTGATTTCTTTGAGCCGAAAACTTCTGTATATTCAATAATCTTCTTATTGGCTTTATCTACTTTTTTTGCATTAAAATTAATGTAAATGTCGGTTACCTCTTTTGATCCGTGGCCTAATGCTGCGGCTATGGTTTCCTTTGGGATATCTAATTCAGCTGCAAAGGTGGCCCAGGAATGGCGCGCGTAATACATTGTTAATTCGGATATTCCCAAATCTTTCGCAATCTGATTCAATCCAGTATTCAAACCTTTAGCCATTCCTCTGGTGTCCGTGTATCTTTCAGAATAGATTAACAAATTATCGCCACGGCCAGCATGTTTATTTATTAATTCCATTGCATGCGGGTGGATATTGATATTATAGTCTTTCTTTGTTTTTCTGCGTTCATAGGAGAGTCGGCCGGTATTTGTAATATCGCCTTTCTTGAGGTTGTATAAATCTGCGTTGTTGATTCCAATGAGTAAAAATGACAATATAAAAGAATCTCTTCCAAGTTCAGCTCTCGATCTTGGTTCGGTCTTGTACTTAAAAATTGCCTTGAATTGCTTCTTTGAAAGGTCGCGATGCTTGGATGTACCTTTGGGTATTTTAAATCCTCTTCGTCCGAACGGATAGATTTCGGCTGAAATAACCGGAACAGATTCGTCTAATGCTTTATTGAAGATGGCGCGTATATTCCTAAAATCAATTGATCGGGTAGATGGTGAGTTGCCTAATTTATTAATCAGCCAAAGGTCAAATTTTGCAAGCCATTCTTTATTGATGGACTCAAATACCAATTGTTGACCATCTATATATTTTTCAATCCGCCTTAAGGTGTCATTATATATTTCATGGGTGCCGCCTGGTCGTTGCTTCATTAGCTCGATCTGTCTTTTATAGTAACTAATAAATGTTTGCTTACTGGCAAAACCTCCGTTTATATTATTTTCGGCCAATGTTTTTAAATCGTCTGCACTTAAAAGTTTGATATTTCTGGCATTCAGAATAGCACCTTCAGCATCAGATAGCTTTCTTTTGAGTTGCAGGTTAGCTGCTTTTACAGACTGAACATCCCTACATTCGGATTTTATTAGCTGGAGATCGCTATCCCAACAGCTTGGAGATACATAAAATTCTGTCTGAATGAATCTCGCCTTTTGTTGGTGGAAAATCCTTATTCTGATATTGCACAATCCTTTTTTATTAGGATGAGCCACATCACAATGTAACTTCGCTTTTGCCATGGTTTTGGTTTTTCGTCACTTTTCTAGAATAGTGACGAAATTTCGTCGTTTTTTCGTCACATTCTTAGATAAAAGTGCAAAAAAATGAGCAAAAAAGCAAGTAAAGTGTGAATAGGGTAAAAATGAAAAACCCTGCCAATCCTTAGATTTAGCAGGGTTTCCAGTGTGATCCCGGCGGGATTCGAACCCACGACCCACAGCTTAGAAGGCTGTTGCTCTATCCAACTGAGCTACGGGACCATCCTTAGTGCTTTGTTTCAAAAGCGATGCAAAGATAGTTATTCAACTCATCTAATCAAATAAAAA